TGCTTGAACCTGGTGCTAGCTTGTTCTTGGATTATCAGGAAGTTGCTGACTTCATTAACAATTCTCAGGCTACGGCCAAGACTCCAGATAACACAACTAGTTCTTCTGAAGTTGGCGGTCACGTAGCTTAAGGAGTAAAATAACACTATGACAATTGCATCAACTATTACAGATGGATTCGCAGCCCTTGGAGAAGTTAAAGGCGGGCTGCCTAGAAGCGTTAATATCCCGACAAACATTTACCAATCTGGGATGTTGTCGGATACATCCTGGGCAGACGATTGTTTCGTGATGCAGAAATTTTCCGCTAGACTACAAGCCTATATGATTGGGTATGTAAATAGCGTATACAGCAACTACAGCGTTTACTTATAATGACAGAAGAAACAGCAAAGCCAGAGTTTATCGATTATCGATCAAAAGACCGAGAACTGTTTGACCAATGGAAACAGACTGGTAGTAAGCATGATCTTGGCAAGCTTGTAAATCAGCTCAGTGGCGTTATCTTCCAAGAAGTTAATCGTCAATCAGGTAGTCTTCCTAGCGCTGCTTTGAGTGCAGAAGCTAAAAAATGGGCTATCAATGGTATTAAGACCTACGATCCTTCAAAGGGTACGCAGTTATCGACTCACGTAACGAACTATCTCCAGCGTGTTCGAAGACTAAATTACAAATATCAAAATGCTGTTCGTCTTCCGGAAAATATGCAGCTATTGTACCGTCAATGGAACGCTAGCAATCAAGAATTGGCAGATCAGCTCAATCGTGATCCAACCGAAGAAGAACTAGCTAAGTCTCTTGGCTGGTCCAAAGCTCAAGTTGTAAAATACAAGAATTCTCTATACTCTGACTTGAGTGAATCAGCATCGGATAAACCAGCTGAGTTTACGCAATACAACGAGAATGCCGAGCTTATGGAGTATCTCCTAAGTCAGCTAACTCCTGATGAAAAATTTATTCTTGATAATGTAAAAGAAATGCCAGCACCACAAATCGCAGCAAAGCTAGGTGTGAACATTAATCGCTACAATTACATTAAGAAACAGTTGATTAATAAAATCGATAAAACTAAGAAAGAAATCGGACTATAATGGCAATCGACGCTAATTCGGCAGTAGGCCAAGCTCAAACGATTTATAACAGTTTGGCTAAATACTTCTCTGACATGACGGCATACCTTGCCAATGGAGGCGCTTGTCCGGATTTCAACGATTACGTTACAACCATCGATTTTTCTGAGCTTCACCGAGTAACAGCGATGGCTCAATCAGGCAGTTCCAATTACCCAAACGGAGCTGCTATTGAGAGTATTCATCACATCACTTCAGTGTTACGTGAATTTGCTATGAGAACAAAGAACAAAGGCGATTACTACGGTGATGGTCAAGGCGAAGCAACTGATGAATCGAATTACTATTCGACTCTTAAAACTTCGACTGTTAGCACGCTGAGTGGTATCGTAACACCTGGAGGTACAATGTAATGGCTGGCTTAAACTTTAACTTCAACCAACGTATTGGTACAACTTCCAATCTACCGCAGGGCGGGACTTATGATCTACTGTTCATTTCGTTCCCAGGGGGCTTCCCGCAGAGTCAGTTAATTTTTGAAATTGCGGATACACCACGCAAGGTAACTGGTCTACAGAAAGTAGCTCAAATGTTTCTTAAGATCTTATTTACTCGTAAGGGTAGCAACGTTATTATCCCAGCTCAAGGCACATTCTTCTCTGACTTTGTTGTCAATGCTAATCGTGTTGAAGATACTGACACTACTCTGATTGCTGATCTAACTGAGCAGATTACCGATGCACAGAGTCAGTGTCAGTACATTATGAATACTACTGACTCAGACGTGGCTAGCCAATTAAAGACTGTGCAGTTGCTTGGTATCGATGTGACTAAAGAATCTATTGTTATCTATTTAAGGATACTTACCGTGGCCGGAGCTATGGCTTCAATAGCGGTCCCGTTCCCCCAACTCGATTTACCGCTGTCTGATCAGATGTCTAAATAGCAGGGTTATTAGAAAGCAGGGCTTCACGCTCTGCTTTTTTCTTGGATAAGTACTTATCATTAGCTATTTTTCTTTTTGCTAATCGGGTCTCTTCCTTATTTCTTTCTTTCTCCGATAGGTGAGCCAATCTAGAAGCTCGCTTATCCGATATTGTTTTGTCAAACTTAGCCCTGTAATCCTCATTTTGCCATTGAGAAATGCTTTTATTACTTAGAGCTTTCTTACCTTTCTCATAATTTAAATATTCGTCTCTTTTAGTAAACATGTAGTTTTTATACTCTTCATTTTCCCATTGAGAAGACGCTAATTTAGAAATGTGATTTCGATGCTCTGTGTTTTTCCACATAGTAGTTGCTATCTTTGATTTACGTTCTCTAGATTCTTCAGAGGTAGCAATTGTTCTCAAGTTCTGAATAGTGGACTCCTCATGTTTAAACCCTAGACTAGAATTAGCAATTGGACACATGTTGTAAGAAAATTCTCCAAAAAACGTGTCAAGTAGTGTTTGTTCTTTTTGGTTCAAATGTTCAATCTCACATACTTCAAGAATATAAAATCTAAAATTGATTTCGCCATATAAGTCCCAGGCCGATTGTAGGTGTTTATTTTTACTAGTTCCTGCTTTCAATCTATAAAAGTGGTTTTCATATCTGTTCCTAAGATCTACCGCTTGTCCGACGTAAATCTTTGAATTATATGTATTCAATATGGCGTACACACCAGATACTTTAAAATCTCCTAGAGGGATACCTCTGGTAGGTTGACAGACAAATACACAGTTATCGAGTATTTGGTTCAAGCTGCAAATGTATTGTTTATTTAAAATAGACACTTTATAATCTCAAATATAACGGATAGGTAATTATAGCATGGCTTCTTTTTACAGTGTTTTGCCCGGATTGACTCCAACAGCTCAGGACATCTTGGAGGCTGAGTTATTGGCTAAACAAATCCTTGAAGCGCAGTTCCCAGACCTAGATACCCGCGAAGGAACCGGCCTAAGAGACTTAGTTTTGCGCCCATCCGCTATGCTGCTTGCACTAGTTAGACTTGCTATCGATTCGTATTTCGCTCAGAATACGATAACTGGAGTAGACGATACGACTCCTACTAGTATCGTTGATAACATTCTTTCAAACTGGTTCATTGACCGTAATCTTGGTACTCGTGCTGTTATAAATGCACGTCTATACTTTGCTAAGCAGAAGAACATATCATTGACAACTGATATCTTTTTCTCAACGGACAACATTTCAAAGTTCTTCCCGCAGGCTGCTGTTACATTCAGTTCAGGCTTGCTGACATACGACGCATTCCAGAACGAATATTACGTAGATATCGACCTTGTAGCTGAAGCAGAGGGTACACAATACAACATCGGCTCCGGTTCGCTGCTTTACTTTTCAAACTTTGATCCCTACTTCCTTCACGCAGAAATTAACTACCTGAAGGATACTTCTGTATCGTCAGAGACAAATGAAGAATTTATCACACGGGCTAAGAATGCTATTTCTACCCGTAATCTGATTAACGACCCTTCGATCAGTTCTAACCTTCAGAGCAACTTTAACTTCTTGGACAAAATCACCTCAATCGGTATGGGTGATCCGGAAATGATCCGTGACCAAATCCAGGCAGTGTTTACTGGCCAGCTAGCTCAGCTCATTACGCAGCTTACCAGCTCAGGTACGACTGCTACTGCTGTATTGTCTAATCACGGTTATAACTCAGGTCAAACTGTTGTTATTGTAGGTGCTGCACCTACGACCTATAACGGCAGCTACACTATTACAGTTGTTGACACATCTACATTTACATACCAGATGGCAACTGCAGCTACGATCTGCACTGTTCTGCCTACAGTTCAAGCTGTGAATGCTCCGCTGCTTATTCATAACGGTGGTATGGTGGACGTATACTGTGGCAACACAATTGCTACGTCAATCGTACAGGTTACGACAGATGACTTCGGTGATGCTGATCTCACTGGCGCAATCTATGACTTTTCACGTAGCTCAGTTAGCGGTGGAAGCTCAGACGATACAATTCCATTCTTAGCTACAATAGCAGCTTCAAGCACAACCGTTGCAGCTAACCTGGGGCTTGTACACGTAGCTTCTACTGGACATGGCCTATCTACTGGTCAAACGGTCACAGTATCAGGACTTGTTGAGACTATCCCCATTGTCTCCATTTCTTGCTCTGCAATTACGGTGACGGTCGTAGCTACAAACCACGGCCTAACCAGCGGTACGTCTGTAACTATTCAAGGCGTAAGTCCTTCTCAGTACAATGGTACGTTCCCGATTAACGTAGTTGACGCTAATACTTTCAACTACATCGTAGCGTTTAATATTGCAGCTCCTGGCTCTGGCTCATCAATGCTTATTGCCAACCCCTCAATCTCAGGAAGCTTCTCTGTAAACGTACTAAGCGCAAATGCGTTTGACATCGTAATGCCTGGTCTTTGGGTCAATGCTACGGTTACTAATAACATTGTTATTAACTACGCTGTTCCATTTACATTTAAGAACAAGAATACTCAGAGTCAGGCCATTGTTACTATGTCATGCACAGGCACGACTGTAACAGTGACAGTTCCTAACCACGGCATTACTTCAAACCGTTACGTGACTATTCGTAACTCTTCAGTTGCCGGATTTAACGGAACATGGCTTGTTACTAACGCTTTGAATAAAGATCAGTTCCAATTCGCAGTTCCTAGTTTTATTGCTGGCACTGCCGTTAATGCAGTTTGTGACTCAGTAATTCCTTGGTTTGATTATGGATTTAGTTCACGTCAGGATCTTATCGTAAGCTTCGGTCCACTCTACGCTAATAAAACAGCGAGCTTCCAGATTAGCTTCTTTGATAACGTTGATAGCGTACAATCATATCTTGAGAACTCAACTAACCGAGTTCTTTGTGGTGATTTGCTTGCTCGTGGCTTTAACTTCTATTTGCTTGATTTAGCAGTGACGGGATATAATGGCGCTGCTCCAGATGCAACGGTAATCACTGAGACTACAAAGAGTTTCTTAAGTTCTATGGATCCAGGTAGTACATTGATTGTTTCAGATCTAATGGCTCAGCTCTCAGTAGCAGGTATTACAAATATTAAAACGCCGATTGGAATTACATATACTCATTTCACAAGAGACTTGATTCCACCGACTACAGGATCTATTACTGATTACCTTGATCCAGCAGATAGAACTAACATCTTTATACTGAACAACGTAACAACGAATAACCAAACTGTTTAAACATGACTCGTGCTAACTTCACTGAAAACGGCCTGAATATCGGGCAGAATCTGACGAACATGACGTACCTCTACGGTATATCAGACTTCTTCACGGTTCTGTTCGAGGATACAGATCGTATGAACCTTATTCTTGAAGCTGGCACTGAGGGTGCTTCGGAAGCATACAGTCAATTCCTGCAGCTTACCTCATCAATTAGCCTTACGACTATTCAGGAAACGATTGGCTCAGCTATTGAGCTAGTTATTCTTCCTGCATCAAATGCAGTTCAAGGTCAAGTAAATACATACAAGCTTAACAAGACGATTACGTCAAGCCGTTTCATTGCTAACCGTCCGTTCCTTCCTACAGTAATTCTTGAGGAAGACGTTGACTATCGTCTTGAACTTGCTGATGATGGTTCAGTGAACGTTCGTTTCGCCGCAGACATTTCTGGTAAAGGCTTCTCGTCAAACACTGATGTTAATGGCGTACGTCAATACGCTATGTGGTTCGTTGATGCTGAAATCGATGAACGTCTTATCTCGACCATGTTCGGAGATTTGATTGGTGTTGATCCAGAAAACTCAACTGACTCGTTCTATAACTTCGTTTATGGCCTGTACTACGTATACGTTAATGGCCCTACCTTAGACTTAGTCCGTAAGGGTCTAAACCTAGTTCTAGGTATGCCACTGGCTCGGGCTGATGAAACCGTCCTAGATGTTCGTAACTATCTTGAGACAGATCAGTTCATCGTTATTACCGACCAGAACCAGTACGTTATTCCATTCGGAGTAGAGCCTACGGTTGCTCCCGGTGACAGCATCGTCACAGGCCAAGAGCTTGCACAGTGGGTTGAAATTCAGGATTATCTGAGTGACGGGGAATGGTGGATCAACTTACAGATCCCAGCTTCAATCATCCCTGAACTACCGGATGGCCAGAAGGACAGATACGCTACGGAAGGCAGTCACTTCGATTATCTAATGCGCACCTACCTTAAGAAACATACGTTCCTTGTAAACGTAAAGGTAGACTCGTTCAAAAATATTCAAACGTTCCAGCAACTATCAGACATCATCAACAAAGTAAAACCTACGTACACTCAACCGATTTACGTTTGGTCTATTACTGCGATGACAGAAGAGCTTACGCTTACTGATGATCTAAGCACATATCGTCTAGATCCAAGTCGCTGTGAAAAAATTCAATACCCGATTGCAAGAATGCGTCGGGATAATACTGACGACCCTATTAAGCGTGGTTGCCCTACGTTCATCAGGTCCAATGTCCCGCAATGGGTTACTAAGATTCTCGGCACCAATGAGCTTATTAACGGTACTCAGACTACTGTAAACGGTGGTTCACTGTCAGGCTTCATCAACCCACAAGCTCAGTTCCGTGAGAATACTACACCGGAAACTAGCTGGCTTACAACGATGTTCCAACGTGACCATGACCAAGTACATATCCGCAGAAACAAGGTTGCATTCAATCGCGGTCGTGCAGACCTAACCGTAGCTAATGGTAAGGCAGTATCGTGGTATGACATTCCTGCTGGTATGCGTGTAATTCCTATTTACATCACCAAGCAGTATGACATTGCTGCTAAATGTTTATCTGTAGGAACTGATATACCTCCGACTGGACAATGGGTCTTCACTATTTTCAACCCTTCTAACTCAGGTCAGGCAATCAACGTTGCGGCTATTAACGATAGTGGCTCGTCATTTACTATCAATCCGCTTGTAACGTTTTTTAATACTCTATTTTTCCGTGGAACTGACGTAGGATATCTTGGCGCACTTATTCCCGAGCTTGGTTTCCAAGCACAGTATGCACCTACGCCTGCTGATATCACACTATCCGATTACTTGATGGGTGTTCGTATTCTGGAAGATACCGTTGGCATTTACTGGGTTACTGGTAACCAGTCAATCGATGCTCCTCAATACTTTCCAGTAGACGAAATGGACCGTGCAGTCATTACTTATGACATGCCCCTTACTCGTGGACACCAAGCAATTGGAACTCCGCAATATACGTTGCGTGGAGCAGATCTAGTATATCCGAACGATGGCTCTGAAATCGACGGAGCTGCGATTAACGAGGAATCCGGTTATAATAACTCTGTATCACCGAACACTTATTCGGATAAATATAACTCGTCAGTGACGATTACAAGGGGTGGCACAGTGATCACCCATGCACAAGAACTCAGCTAAAACATGAAAGATCTTATTAACCGATTTGCAAAACGTCTTCTTAAGATGGTAAACCTTATCCCTCTGGAGGGCGTTCTCAGAGTAGAGAAATGGTATCCAGACGGTCGTAAAGAACTAGCCTTTGAAAAGAAAAATCTTATCGTGCTAACGGCTAAACAAGTTCTATTGAGTAGCCTATACGTGGCTAATCAGCTGTCAGATCCTATTACAAGTCTGCACATTGGAACAGGTGGATGTATCGACCCTCAGGGCCTTTTTCCAAAGCCGATTAGTCAGGCAATGACTTCTTTGTTTACGCCTCTTCTTAGCGTACCGACTTCATTTACCATTAATAATGCAGCTCCTTCTGTAACGTTTATTGCTGACGTTGACCAAGGTACTGCAAACGGGGCTCTTATAACAGAGGCTGCATTATATAAAACCTCCGGTACGATGTTCAATATTAAAGTTTTTCCGGGAATTCCTAAAACGGCAGAATTCAGTGTGCACTATGAATGGACAATTCAGATGTCTTGAACGGAAGTGCTTGTAACTTTCTTTTTATACGGCCCTCTGGGGCCGTATTTTTTACCAGTCTTTGCTAAAGACATTTTAAGTTTAGACTCCTCTGAATGTTTAGTACCTTTTCTATGAGAAGGTCTGCCGACTTTAGAAGCTGCTATATTTTTCTTCGCTTCTTCTGATCGCTTGAGTCCTTTATTAGACGCTTTAATTTTTTCTATAGTTTCTTGGGAGTGTCTATATCCTGCTCTGCCAGATATCATGTTTTTAACATGTTCCTCTGTTTGTACTCTACCTCGTAGCGATTCAGCTATTTTATCTCTCTGCTCTTGAGGCATATTTTTACACGCCTCTGAATGTTTTCTTCTCAGCCATCCGAACAGTTTATTAGTGTTTCGTTTTTGACCGTTACCAACTACGGTCATCATATTCGCTGCTTTGATTAGCCCATATTCATTTGGATGTATTTTCGTTAGTAGTTGATGTGCTAAAAAGTGTTCTTCAGGCGTAAGTTCGACTAAATTAGACTTAGAATCATCTCCGCCAATGCATTTCGGTACAATGTGATGGCTCTCTGTGTAGACGTCTTCGGCTAAAGTTCTAACCTGGGCTCTTAAAATAAGATTACTGTATATACGTGAATAATTCATGATAAAGACATTCTAACATGCCCGCCCAACCATCACAACTGCAAATCACTACTCAACTAGAAGCCGACAAGGTTACAATCACTGCCCTAATTCTAGATGGTAGCTTTTTGCCACAAAATATTTTCCTCTATAAAAACACCGGTACTACCTCTCTAGGAGATTACTATGGCGTAGCTAATACAGAGGAATTGACACGTTTTCAGATCTTCTCAGGAACCGCTATCCCTAAATTCGGAAATGCATTCGTTAGATCTAATCAGGCTAAAATTACACTTGACGTCACCGAGAATTCTGCATCTGTTATCGCAGCGATTACACAAGGCGTAACAAACCTAAGCGCCGCTCTAAAGCTGGCTGCTAGCAACACCCAAGTTATTACTATCGCTTAAATATGACCAAAAGTACAAGACTATATGCCAACAATGCGAAGACAACTCTTGCGTCTTCGGTTCAGCCTGGCGACACAACAATTCAAGTAGCTAACGCTTCTACGTTTCCTCAGCCTGCTGCTGGTCAATTCTTCTTAGCGACGATTGATACCGGTTCAACTCAAGAAGTAATCTTCGTAGGCGGTGTTAGTGGTAATAGCTTTATCAACTGTATCCGTGGATTCGAAGGCGTTGCAGGTACGTATCAAGCTGGTACTCGTATTGAGAACCGTGCTACTGCTACAACCTACGAATCATTTGCCCGTCTCCAAGACCGCGTAGCTCCAATCGCCAGCCTAGATGCTCTGTCATCTCCTGCTGGCTCTGATGCTAACAGCTACGTTACAGAAACCACCGATGACGGTGGTAACCCTATTCTTGCATACACCAATGTTACAAGTGGTGTATGGAGCTTTACCAATTATCCTACTTCTATTACTTCAGGCACGCTAGCTGGAGTTGGAACTACGATTTCTGTTTCGATTACTAATGCTTCAACGATTCTTCCCCTGCCATTTGCAGGTAAGTATATTATCCAGTTCCTGACGGGACAAAACAAAGGTTTAGTAAGAGCGATTACTTCGATTACAGGCAACACTGTTAACTGGTCCACGGCTTTACCTTTTGCACCGGCTGCATCTGATAGCTACCAAGTCTATCAAAGCGAAGTTTCTAACTTGAATGCGCTTAACATAGCTGCAAACAACGGTCTGATTTACGCAATTCTTCTTGGTTCTTAATTAAATGGCACAGAATTTTAAACACTCAACAAACGGACTTACGGTAGGCACTTCACGTACTCTTATCTATGGTCCAGTTCCAGCTGGTACAACTGGTATTGTCTTCAGTGGATCGTTTCCTAACCTAGACAATACTAACAAACTGATGCACTTTCTAACTCTTGAAAAGTTTGATGGTACAACTTATAACAGTGAACTTAATAGTATCCCTGTTCCTTACGGCAGTGCTTCAAAGGCACCTAAAATCGTATTGAACACAGGCGAATCTCTATACGCTACTGCTGACACAGCGGCGATGATCGGAGTAAGTCTTAGCGTACTAGAACTTTCATAAGGTAAATAATGGCAGTCGATTTAGAATATTACGGCGTACCTCCAGCAGATTACAGAGAGCAAGAGCTTCGCACTCGGCTTACTGCAACTGCAGGTCAAACTACATTTTCAGCTCCGTATTCTCCGGGCAACGTTGACGTTTTTTATAACGGGGCTAAACTCGACCCTTTTTCTGAGTTTACCGGCACTGACGGTGCGAACATTGTACTTGCTTCAGGCGCATTCGCTAACGGTGACATTGTAGAAGTTATCTCACGTTCACAAGTACAAGTATCAAACATTTACACAAAACAGCAAGTAGATAACCTTGCTAGTAACTTCTATGGTGTTGCTACTGGTACTGGCAACGCTCAAGTCGTAACTACAGTTCCTACTTTTGCAGCATTCTTAGATGGTATGGATATCAAGGTCCGTGCAGTTGCGGCCAATGCTTCTACTACGCCTACTATTGCTATTAATGGCCTTCCTGCAAAGACTATTGTTTTCAATAGCGCTGCAGTTGCATTGTTTGGAAACGACTGGGTAGCTGGTTCGGAACTTACACTTAGATACAACCAGACATTAGATAAGCTTGTACTTATCGATGGGGCTGTTACTAGCACTGCTCCCGCCCAGTTTTTAAATAATAATCAAAATGTAAATGCCTTTTTCGTTCAAAGAGCATTGGGGAATAGATCAGGTGTAGTTAACGCAAATACAACTCAGACTTTGACAACTGCACAAGTCGGTAGTTTAATTTCTTCGTTTGGAGCGACAGGTCCTATTACCTTAACGCTCCCTAACATTAATGCTTTCGCCCCGGTATCAGGTGTTTCATATTTGATAACTAATCCGTCGCTATTCCCGGTAACACTTTCTTCAACATCAAATTTTTCTCAGCCTTGGGCGGCAGCTGGGGGTTCAACTACTTTTGTACTTCAATCAGGAGTGTCAGTAGAATGTATTTCAGATGGCGGAAGCTGGAATCTTGTAGGTGGAGGAGCTTCCGGATCCCTTCTTGCAAATGGTCTTCAAAGACTTCCAAGCGGATTTCTAATGCAGTGGGGTGCTACAGCTACTGTAACAACAGGTACAAGCGTAACTGTAACATTACCAGTAGCTATGCCAAACGGTCTACTTCAGGTTATGATTACTCCTCAATCTCCAGCCAATGGTACGGTTCCTTTCAGTGGTGGTTGGCAAGCAATTAATAACGCTACATTTACATTAAGAAATAACTCTACTCTATCTGGTCAATATTCCTGGATGGCAATTGGTTGGTAAGTATTAAAATCACATAGTAATTAACAAAGGCAAACAAATGGCACTTTTTTATGCAAAATCAACTGGTGGATTCTACGATGACACAATCCACACAGCTGCACAAATTCCTCAAGACGCAGTAGCTATCACAGATGTACTGCACCAAGCTCTTCTCACAGGTCAATCAGCTGGTAAATTAATCTCAGCAGACGATAGTGGTCATCCTATTCTTATTGATCCGCCTGCAATGCCACTTGCAGATCTTCAAGCGGCTTCTCTTGTACAGCTTGATGACGCTGCTGAAGTGCTTCGTGGAAAATTCATCACAGCTAACTCAGGTCAGGTAGCTACATATCTGCTAAAGCAAAACCAAGCTGCTGCTTTCAAGGCAGCTAACTACACTGGCACAGTTCCAGGTCTGGTACAAGCCGAAGCTGATGCTACTGACAAGGCTGCTAAAGACGCATGCGACGACATTCTCGCCCAGTATGACCTATGGTGCAATCTTGCAGCAGCAATTGAAACCGCACGTCGTACAGCAAAGGTTGCAGTGAGTGCAGCAACTACGGTAGATGCTGTTAACTCAGCTGTAAGCACGGCCCAAGCCGCGTTTGCACAAATTGAAGCACAAGCAGGCTCAGCTTCGGTCGAATAACCCGGAGTTTTAAATGAAGTATGATGATGTTCGCAATTCTATCAAGACCGGTGATCTGATAGCTGTAAAGAAGAAAACTGGATTCTTGCCCATTGCGACTCGAATTGTAACGAATAGTCCGTACACCCATACGGGCATTGCAATTTGGGCGGGTGGTCGTTTGCTGTTGGCTCAGACAAACGCTGGAGGCTGCAACGTCGTTCCCCTTTCACAAGAAGCGGACTACGACTTTGACGTTTTCGAGTGTCCAGTTGACCGCGACAAGTGTGAGGCAGTAATCTGGTCTGAGCTTGGCTCTAGAATTCCTTATGGATTCGTTGATCTGGCTCGTATCTTTGGTTACAAAGTGTTCGGTATTCCTCTTCCACAATCGGATGGATCCGACTTAGTATGCAGCGCACTATCAGCTACCATATATAAACTATGTGGATGGACCCCAGTAGGGTTACCATCTATTCCTTGGCCAGGCGCTGTTACAGATCAGTTACAAAATGCAAAGAAATTCGAAGTACTAGCTTCGACATAATACTAAATTAATAGGGGAATATTTCATGGCCGAGCCAGTCACTACATCTGCCGGGGCAATCTTTACTGTTGCTAAAGCATGGTCCATCCTTGCGGGTGTATCTGGCTCTGTCGTTCCTATTCTTGCATTAAGTGATCAAAACAAGACTAGTTTCAAGAATGCTCTATTCATGGCAATAGTGGGATCTTCTTTCGCTATTTTCATGGGTCCTTGGATCGCTGATAACGCCAATGTACATTCAACAGAGGGTGTAGTAGCTCTCTCTTGGGCATTAGGCGCGGTTGGTGTCTACGTAATTAGAGCAGTTCTCAAATGGATTGACCGGAGAGGCGAAGAAGCAGTTGACCAGATTGTTCAAAGAGTAATCGGTCCTCGTGAAGACGAGAAGCCTGTCATTCAAGAAACGATAGTCATTGAAGATCGCCGGTCTACACCTTCTCAATATCAAGGTGGGCCATTTGAGGAAAACAAATGATCTCAACTCTTTTAAGTCTGCTGTCTACAGTAAATGTACCGCTTGTTCTGAACCTACTAATCTCGGTAGGGATGGGTTTTTGTGGTTTCTTTTTTGCGTTTGTAATTAAGAAGAAAAACATCAAGAATAAGTGGTTCACATCTCTTCGCTATATTCTAATACTTCTTTCGATCTCAGCATTTAGCAACGCTTATTGCTTGGTGCTGCTGGATAATAAAATAGTCAAGCCCAGTGAATTACTCCTGAACCTATCTGTTCTAGTGTTCATGATTTGGGGCGCTGCATATTATCTGTTTAACATAGTTGGGTCTGGCACAAGTCTAACCCAAGAGAAAGTATTAAAATTCATTGAGAAAGAACATTCAACTACGAGTACACAATGATTGCTCGTAGTTTTTAGAAACTATAAACTATGAGCTATTTTGGTACTCCGCTATACCCAACCCAGCTTCCTAATCAGCAAGCCGTAGTCACAATCGTAGGCAATACGACTCTTGGAGTCGGTGCGCTAACGTATGACAAGCAATTCATGATTACTGGAGCTGGTGGTTACACAATCACTCTTCCTGTACTAGATGGTGTTAATTTCCCGTCTAGGTCATACAGCATTTACAATAATAGCTCTGCTCTATGCACTATTAATGCTGCAGGATCAGACTCTATCCTCCTGCTTGGTTCAAGCTTCTCTTCAATTTCAATTCTGCCCGGTGAACGTTTCCTTGTTCAAAACATGGTCACGTCTTGGATTGTTGCATTGGAAAGCGCTTCACGTACTACGACTGCACCTCAGTTCGATAATACGATTAGAAATGCAAGCACTAGTTGGGTTAGACAGTTCGGTGTGCAACACTCCACGAATTTTGGCATTTCTTCTACTACAACTTTAACAGCAGCTCAAGTTGCAGGTGCAATTTGTAATATTCAAGGCAATAACATAACGGTAACTTTGCCACTAGCGTCAACTGTGGTTATTGGTACTAGAGTAGAGTTCGTTAGTGGCGGTGGACCTAATACTATTCAAAGACAGGGTTCAGATGTTATTTCTACAAATTTTTCAAATAATACTACTTCTGTAGTTTTGAATGCTGGTGATTCAGCAATTTTTGTATACATGGGTACTAATCAGTGGTATTTAATAGGCGGATCAGCTCAGATTGGATTATCTGCACAATTTGCGCCAAGCTTTGCAACATCAGGTTTTCAGAAACTGCCTAGCGGATTGATAATGCAATGGAACTATAGCACAGCGGTAGCATTTAACAGTACTGCGGTTGTAAGTTTTCCTATTTCGTTTCCAACTCAGTGTATTGGAGTAGTTGCCACCGCTTTTGGAGCAGCTGGAAACTACGCTACTCCTGAAGTTTTTAATAAATCAACTACTAACTGTACAGTAGGTAACCCGACTAGCGGAAGTACTGCTACTTCTTACTTTGTATTTGCAGTCGGTAATTAAGGAATAAATAAAAATGGCACGTACAAGAAATTTAGGAAATTTGACCGATCTGCTTACGGCAGGGTCAAGCTTCGTCACAACAACTACTCCTCCGCAGTTTGATAATGGTCAAAACTTATCAACTACTGGGTTTGTACAGGCAGCGCTTGGTAATTTTTCAGATCAAGTAATTGTGGGGACAACCCCAGTAACTATGGATGCTACATATATTGGTAAATTTGTATTGTTTACCGCCGCAGGTGCCCAAACTGCGACTCTTCCATTAACAACAAGTTTTCCAAACGGCGCCTGTATAACTGTTCATAACACAACTACTAGCGTTAATAAAACTATTAACTCTCAGGGAGCTGACGTTATTAGTCCAACGGGAAATTCACTAACAACTATTACTCTGGGGCCAGGAGATTCAATGACCTTTGTTAAAACGGGTTCTAGCGTATGGAGAGCCATAGGGGTCGGGGTACTTAGTTATTCAGGAGGGTTCGGAATTTCCCCGTTATCAACAGCTGGTTATCAAAAACTTCCAAGCGGACTTATTATACAATGGGGGAATGGAAACTATTCTGCGCAGACAACTACAACTAGCAACTTTACAATTGCGTTTCCAAATAATTGTCTAGCTACTTACGCAAGTTTAGGTTTTAATCTCTCCCTTACAACAAACAGCGTTGGCGTAGGTATCCAGGCTATTAGCACAACACAGTTCAAATTAACCGTTCCTTCTGCTGGAGCTGGTTCAACAGGATGTTCTTGGCTTGCAATCGGCACATAACACTTTGTAACAACTAGACACTTGACGTTTCACCTAAAATCACCGTATAGGCAACTAGCGGTGATTTTTTCATGATACTTACACAAGCACAACTCAAAGCAATTGTTCCGACGATGAATCAAGCTCGTCTGGATACGTTCACAGATCCTATCAATGAAACGTTGATTAAATACGGCATTACTGATATGCCAGTCGTTGCTATGTTCATCGCTCAAGTCATGCACGAGAGCTGTGGGTGTATCTACACGACAGAACTCGCTTCAGGACAAGCCTATGAAGGGCGTAAGGATCTAGGAAATAGTCAGAAGGGTGATGGTGTGCTGTTTAAGGGTCGAGGTCTAATCCAGGTTACAGGCAGATCCAATTACGCTGCAATGACAATGGCTCTGGACCACGATTTTCTATCACATCCAACCGATCTAGCTTTGCCTGAATGGGCCGCGTTATCAGCAGGACAATTCTGGAAGAATAAGAACCTCTCAGACTTAGCCAAGTTGAATACAGACGATGCCTTTCTAAAAGTAACTAAACTGATTAATGGCGGCACCAATGGTCTGGCAGACAGACAAGCCTACTGGGCTCGTGCCAAGAAAGTCCTCGGAGTTAACTAAACCATGTTCTCAATCAAACAATTTATTAAAGATCTAATCACAGAAAACGACGGCGTAAGTTTCTGTCCAGTTCGTATTCTATCAATGGGGCTAAGCGTTCCTACCGTAGTTATGTTCGTCGCTGGCTACGCAGCAAGTATTTATCAAGGTCATTTCGATGGCCAAAACATGGCACTGGCCTTCACTACCCTTTGTGGTGGCTTTGCTGCAATCGGTGCTGGTGTTGCTGCTAAGGCATTCACTGACACTGACGCTACTAAGAAGTAATTGACAACCGAGTCAGTGTGGAATAGACTCCTCTTAATTCAAGGACAAAACATGTTTACTTCATTTGCACTTATTAAGGCATTCTTTTCGCACTGGCTCGGTATCGTCATTGGTGTGACGGTTATAGTCCTAGCACTATTCTGCACCGTAGAGTACTTCCACATCAGAACGCTCAACACAACCATCGCTTCTCTAAACCAAAAAATCGGTTCCTCACAGGCTACTGCTGCTCAATTCGAAGCGGCAGCTAGCGATTGCAGTGCCAATACTCAAGCTCTAGCCCAAGCCGATGCCGCAGCTACTGCCTCTGCTGCCGTTGCAGTTAGCGAAGCTACTGTTAAGGCTAAGACACGCACAGCCCACGCCAAAACGATTCTTGCACAAAAGCCTACTGGCACAGACGATTATGCCAATAGTAAAGCATTGATGGATCAGTTAATCGATAATCGTCAAGCTAATCAACCGTAAGAGTCATCATGAAAAAATTAATCATCATCGCAGCTATGCTTCTGTCTGGCTGTACAGTGTTTGGAGCGGCTCAGCCCCAGATTCAGTACGTTACTAAAGAAGTGCAAGTACCTATTCAAGTCAAGTGTGAAAAGCAGAATATCCAAAAGCCTAAGTATGTGTTTACACAGGCTAAAAAAGGCGATTTGCTTTACAACAACTTGGCTCTGCTCGCAGCTGAGAACGACTACTTGATCGCATATACGATTAAACTAGAAGCAGCACTTAATGCTTGCTCTAAACCATGACAAGAAACGTTACTCACTTTGAACTAACCGAAGGGACTGATTTTACTCAGTCCTTTTTATATGTAAACCTTGAAACAGGCCTACCCATTGATCTGACTGGTTATTCAGCAGATATGAAGCTCAAGGAAAACATGAACGGCACGTATGATGGCTACGCTAATGGCAACTTCGTACTTGAGCTTTCAACTACGCTTGGCGGCATTACGCTTGGTGGAGATACTGGCTTAGTCACAGTTACATTCACAGCTGCCCAAACAACAGATGTTCTATGGAACCGCGCTGTTTATAACCTTGTCCTGACTTCGGACACAGGTAAGCGTATTCCTTTCATGAACGGCTTCGTAACCATTCTCTCTGATACGGTAGCATAATGGCTCAGAAACCTGTCTGCCGTATTGGAGATCAAGGACAGGGTATTTGTCACCTCCATGCTTCTCCTACTCCATACACTACTACTTTCATTAGTAATCCAGGCACTACTGTTACTGCTGATGGATTGATCGTTTGCACAATCGGTGCAATAGGCAACGCTACTTGCGGTCATCAGACCGTGGCCACTACTGGATCTGGTCTTAGCAAAGACATAAACGGCAATGCCTTCCACCGAGTTGGAGATCAAGGACATATTATCGGTGACAACGCTGGAATTTACACTGCAACTACCGGCTCGGGAATAGTTAGTTCCGAGTAAAATAGAGGTATCTTTCCAGGATACCGATCATGGCTTTTACTTCCGCTTCTACCGATGCAACCATTGAGTTAGTATTTGACTCAACTGGTTCTCAACTAATTAGTCCGTCCTCTCTAGCCCATACTTACGGCTACGACGGTTCAAACAATCTTATCACTGATACCATCACCGATGGCGTTAGCACTTGGGTCAAGACCTACACTTATACTGGCAGTAATCTAACTAGCGAAAGCGCTTGGGTGAAGCAATGAGTCTAGGTCTAGGCGAATTCAAAAAGCTTCTTAAGCTTGCTGGCGTTGGCAGTGGAGGTGGTTCTGGTCCTACGACCCCTCCAGGTCAAACTCTGCGTAACATTGCTACTCGTTGCCGTCAGAATTATCAAACGTATACAGTAGCTCCTCAAATAGCTTCGTATTCAAGAACCTTGCATACAAATCAAGGTGATGCTGTTACATCAGTACAAGTAGTACATGGTAACTGGTATGCTAACAACGTCCAGGAATTTACCATTGCGGTGAATGCAACATACTACGTTAGTATTGAATATCCAGCAGGTACATTTACATTAGCTGAGTGGTCGGCTGCGTCTGGTGTTCCTCACTCTCCTTCCGCTACTGCTACTCCAGGTGCAAATGTTACAACCGATGCTATCCCGGTGAGTATTCCAAGTGGTGCTCAATTCTGGGTGCGTACGTACATTCAATATGCAAGCGCCGTTAACGTGCCATGTTCAGCCACTGCTACTACAACTGCTCAAGAATCAAATATGGTAGTATGGTCCGCAGCACAAACCAATGACCCAAGAGCTGTTCTTACTGGCGCAACGGCTACAGGTGGAGCAGCAACAGGTTCATTTGCGGTATTTCCATTAGTCGTTCTAGGCATGTCTTCAGTACCATCAGTTATTTGCTATGGTGATTCTAGACTTTCTGGAAGATCAGATTCTACAGCTGTTTCAACTGGTTCATCAGCCAATTTCGGAAGATGGGGTCTTGGCGAAGTATGCCGTTCACTAGACTATGATCGTCCGTACTGCAATGTCGGTTGTGAGACTGACACGATTCAGAACTTTAATGCATCACATACTCTACGTGCAGCATTGGCTCAATATCATACCCACGTTCATTTCGAATATGGTATTAACGATCTTACAGCAGGCCGTACAGCAGCAGTTATCCAGACAGCGCTTCAGGCTGGTTATGCGCTGTTCCCGACTAAGAAGATTTCTCAGTCAACGATTCCACCAGTAAGTACAAGCACTGATGCTTGGGCTACCGTAGCTAACCAGACAGTAGTGGCATCGAATGCACAACGCATTCTTCTTAATAACTGGATTCGTACTAAACCAAGTCCGCTATGGGCTTACTTCGAAGTTGCAGATGTGGTAGAATCGGCTCGTGACAGTGGTCTATGGAAAGCTCCTACTGGATCTGCAGGAATTACCGGTGCAGTGACAGGAGATGGTACTCACGAAACGCCTTATGGCTATAACTTGATTCAAGTCTCTAACGCCATAGATCCAACACTCTTCGTCTAAGGACCAATAATGTATCTCATCCTATACCCGTTTTACGCAATTGCATCATTGCTGTTTGTAGTTATAACGTTGATCTTCGCACCGTTGATCGCTAAGTTCGTAGATGCTGAAGGCAATCTACCTAAATGGCTTTCATGGTTTCAAACCTTCGATGCAACACTGTTTGAGGGTCGTCAGCCGCAATACGGTTTTACTGGCACTGACGAAGAAGTAGCAACGAAGTGGCTTCGTCGTAATCCTGGTTATACGTTTGACTACGAACCTTTAGGTGTAGCGTGGGATAAGACGCAGTGGACAGCCAAGTTCAACAAAACCGCAGAAGGTGCTACAACGTTTTTCGCCAAAGGCCCTAATGGTCAATTCAACTATGAATATGGTGGTAAACACCTTCAGGTTAAGCTAGGCTGGAAAGCTTGGAATCTGTACGATGCTGAAGCTGGCGCTTACAGAGACGGTAACTGGGGTCCACTACCTAGAATCCCAATTTGCTTCACGATCAAGCCAGTACTGTAAAATAAAAAACACAACTTTAGAAAATTATGAGCTTAGTAACCTTTAACACTGTTAGATTCTACACCGAGGATGACTCGTATCACTACACTGTAGATAATCGTCCTCTCCAAGACTTAGCGTCTAATGACACTTTGCTTCAAGCTGCTATTGACGAAGTAAATGTTTCGGTTTCAAATCTAATGCCGGTAGTTGTCTCACCTGGTGATGTCAACATTACGGTTACTGAAGCTCCAAATACTTTCGTGTACTATTCCAGCCCTATTACGGCCACCCGTACAGTTACTATGCCATCAATCGTTGATGGTCAAATCTGTACTGTACGTGTCACTAGAGCTTCTACTGCTACTGGAGGATTTTCTATCTCCATTAAACAGCCAGGCGGAGCAACCATTAAAAGTTTGGCATCAGTTAGTACCTGGGCAGATTTTATTTACACTGGGACTGCATGGGTTGAATCAGCGTCTGGTTCTCTATAATTACAATTTCAACAAGCTAAAAAAAGCCACGCTAAAACGTGGCTTTTTCTTTGTTACTTACCTACCTTCTTACGCACTGATTTGAACTTGGGTACTAAGCTTTTCCAGATATCTGCTATCTCAGCTACATCACTGACAATAGAGACCACAGGATGATCTTCGATTGAGATCTTCTTAGGCTCTGCACTGACTTTTACATTCACTTCTTGAACCACAGGCTGAACAGGCCTATCGTTCGAGATAGGTCCGTCAGGTTCAAACTTCAATACAGGCTTAGGCTTGTATTCTTCACTTACAGGTTGAGGCCTGTAAACGTTCTGAGTGTAGTAAGAAGGCGGTGTTTGAACTACCGGTTTGACTGGCTCCGGTTCTGGTTCAGGCTCTTCATCTGCAATACACTCCATCTCATACTCATCGAGTGCATCCTCTGCTTGTTCAAGGCCATCAACCTCGAACGTTAATTGCCCGTCCATGTCCGGATGGCAAAGAACGATTTGATGAGTGTTATGTTTTGATACATCAGCCATGACTTCCAATTCAATCATGACCTTGACACGTTTTAAGTTAAGAGGAAAGAGTTCTTTCTCTTCCCCTTTTTCTTCATAATATCGTTGATGCCAATCGTCGTGCATTAGTTATTTAACCCAATCCCAAGCCTTTGCATAAACTTGCGCATACTTCTGATCAAGCAATGATTCCAGCTCTTGTTTAAAAGTATCGCTTGCAGGATCAAGCGTTGCCGCTGTCGCTGAAAGCCATTCGTTATCTTCTACCCCATCCCAATTCTTAATGTAGTATTCGCTACAGTGATCTTCTTTAGGATCTTCGTAGGGGTTATAGATACCTTTCTTATACCCGTTTTTCCAGCGAAGTTGATTCAGACAAACCTTGCCGATGAAAAGGGTATAGTATTGTTCAATGGTTAAGCCAAGTTCAGCAACGACTACAAGGAACCAACCAAGAACGTTACGGAGTTCCTCATGTGTAATAACCCAGTCTTCATCTTTGATAGAATCATAGCTAAGAACTGCATGAATGAATTCCTTGATATTGCTTTTAACGCTATCAACCGAAACTGATTCCGCAGGCTTAGCTTCTTCTTGGAAACGAGTGAGAACAGTCTTAAACTTGTTCTCGTTTCTGCTTGCCATAATTTCACTGAACAGAAAGTGCCCGACGTCAACCCATTCAAGTTTTACCTGATCCCAATCGATTTTACGATCAACAGCACGCCACCATTCCCAGTTCAAATGGTTAAAGGCTTCAGTAGCCTCGGTGAACATTGCATCAGGATAGTTCCAACCCTTTTCTTTCCACTCAAGACTGAGCTTCTGGTTGAGAGTTTCTTGGATGGTGAGAAAGTTTTGAGCGATGCTAGTCATTGATTGTCTTCGTTTGAGTTGGTAAGGAATACGTCTCCGCCAGTGAACGTCACTGGGTCTTGTGGAAAACTTGGGAAGTCACCGGTACGATACGGCTGAACAGGTGAGCCGATGGTTGGAACCTGCGGATAGTAAGGCTGAACAACAGGTGTAATCGGAGTTTGAATCGGAGCAGGCTGTACTTGATTTTTGCCAAGTTCAGCTTGAATTTCTACAAGTTCTTTTTCGATGTTACCGAGTAGTAACAATGCGAAACTCTTTGTAGAAAGGTCAGTTACGATGCTGAGCAAAGATTTATATTCGACAATCTTTTTCTTTAGCTCGATTACACGTTGTTGAGCTGTTAATGGAGCGACGTTTGGTTGCATTGATACTTGTAGTGGAGGAAACGGAGGAGCCTTTGGACCGATTGTAGGATAAACAGGAGGATGAATGACTCCTCCTAGTACGCCAGAAACTACTGAAGAGATGATATCCGTAGGTCTTCCGGGACTAGCTTTGACATGCTCGTCTATCATTTCAGTTAACGACTTTGGCTTATCTGTGCGGTCTATCATTTTTACCCAAATTTTTTTTTAAGTTCTTCATACTTCTCACGGTCTGCTTTCTCCCGGTTATCGGTCCAAAACTTCTCTTTATCTATTCTGGCCTGATATTCTTCATCAGTTTCTTCACGTTCAGTGTATATGTAGAATTCATCACCATAAAAATCAAGCGTAGTATCGGAACCATGTTTTTGTAGAATACTATTAAAAAATTCTACTACGCTTGAGACTGGGCCATCTAAATCATATTTACTGAAGCTTTCAACTTCTACTTCGATTTTCCTTTTCATATTCGTCTTTATAAAAAGCTCCGGGTCCACGAATCTTACTTTGCCCACATAGATTACATACATAGTATGTCATAGCACTATAAGGAGTTCCTTGTATCCTAGATTCGTGGATTCCATGAAATGCCCTACTACTAGGGCAATATTTAGTCACCGACTTTGACTCTCACATTCACCGAGAAGACCAGCATAAGCTGCGAGGTCTACATAATCATCACGATTATATTTACCGTTACGGCTACGTACAATCTTCAACACTACGAGAAACATCCAAGCATCGGCTTCGCTAATCTCGTGTCCCGTAATTGCATTAAACACTTCTGCAATCTTGGCAGCTGTCCGTTCACCATCTTCTGCATCACGCAATGCTGCACGTTGCTTCATCGTGTTTGAAGCTTCGTCAAGGAAACTATGTGCACTTTGCTTGTCAGGTTTTGGTTCCTTTCTTAATTCCTTGATAAATGCTTGTGTTGCTAAGTCAGGAACTTCTGCTGCTGGAAAAGTTGGAAGAGGAGCGGCTCCGATTCGTTTTTCAAGTTCGCTTTTCAGCGGATCACCTTGAGCCATTTTCTCAAAGCGCTTCTCCATTGCTTCCATATCCTTTCTTACCTTTGCTTCTTGTTCTTCTGAAAGTTTTACTGCATAGTCTACATCTTCTGGGTTCGTATATAGTGCCTTTGCCCAGTCTACTGCTGTTGTCTTATTTTCTGTCATGCTAATTGTGGTTCGGTTGGTTCACTCGGAGTTACCTCCGGTTCGTTAAGTTTCTCAATTTCAGTATCATACCAAATAGCTGCTATCAACGGAAGTGCAGAACTGTAGCTACCATCGTCCATAAGATCCATAGCATCTTTGATACAGTCTGCGCTAGCCCAGTTGAGCATCTCAGGATTTGAATCCATGAGAAGCTTCTCAACTTCACGGCTAAAAGCGTTTCCAATGATCTCCTGCTTACGAGTACTGGGGATAGTCTTCATAAGCGAACCAGTGATCTCGTCCTGAATGCTGGTTTGCTCACTGGCGATTTGATTTCCAATCGTAACATACGCATCACGGCGATGCACGTAACCCATCACTTTGACCTTCTCTTCCATATCTTCGAAATGCTGAGTGTAGAGATCAAACGCATTTTTACACTTATGCTTATCGAGGTACGGCTGAAGCTGCGTGGTAAGAAACTTGATGTTACCGGCAATCATTTGTTGAAGTTTACTATACATTATTCAGTCCACCATTCGTCGTTAAGGATGTGTTCAAGGGTTTTGAAATCAACTCTACAACCAGCAGCGTTAGGATGCCCCCCGCCTCCAAATGCTTTACACAGTTCAGCTACGTTAACGCCACTGTCTTTATGTGAACGCATTGACAAGATTACTTGATTGTCTTTGGTCACAAACCACATGATTGCAAGATCAACGTTAAGCGTTTTATCCTCACAGATTGCAGCACCTTTTTCGGATACGAACTCACCTGTGTTGAGAATGCCTGCGTTGTACTTGTTAAAGCGTACGACCTTGACAGTCTTAGGCACTGCTGCTTCAACGATCTGCTTCTGTTGCTGGAGCAAGGTATTGCCGATGTCGATGAGTTTGTTTATCTCATCCTCGTTCTCAGCATAGTTATTCCAAGCTTCCATACGGCCCTTGAGAAGTCCAAGCCCTGAATGGACAGCCTTACTGAAGACCATATCGAATTTCCACAGGTCTCGGTCTTGAACATATTCCAGAAGCATCGGGGTCTCAGATTCGGGGTGGAAGTACTCCCAGGCGATAACTGCACCTGACCTGTTCATGTCAAATACTGTTTCTACGCCTTTACAGCCCTCCAGTGCCTCTCGTGCAGTCGCATGGTGGTCGAGTACCACAACTCTTCCACAAGCCTCTCCTAGAGCCTCTAATTCAGTCTTGGTTGGCAAGCTGAAATCTAAAAGGAAGACTTGAATGTCAGGACCCTTTTTAAACTCTGGAAGAGATTGACCATACTGACATGCGAAATACTCTGCATTATCACCAAACTTCTTCCACGCAGCGTAGCGTGCACCAGTTCCATCCATGCAGGAAGAATGGTAAAGAATAACTGTTTTCATAGTTGAATAGAGTCTGAGTCTGAAATTAGAAGTTCACCATCCAAGAAGATCTCTGCTTCAACACTGACTTCTCCATCTGATTCCGTCATGCTAATGCGGAGATCGAGATTGTCCTTAAGCATGCTTTTAAGCATTGCCTTTAACTGATCTTCTGTAAAAGAGTGAGTTCGAACAGGTTCTTGAAATTGGGCCTGAGTGGAATTAGTAGATATGCTATACCAATTAGGCGAAGCAGATGTAGTAAGTGGAGTAGTCTGAAACCTGTTTAAGTGAACATCCCTAGCTCTGAGGTATTCGTTGTAAATAGAATTTACCGCAGCAGTGCCACCCCACGGATCATCTGCTGTTGGAAATTCTGCCTGAGGCTCTACCGGTTGCTGCCCACGAGCCACACGTCTTTGATCTTCCTGTTGTCTAAGACGTTGGTCTTGACGTTGATTCCACTGTGCCATGTACTCTCTCCTGTGTCTATTAATCCCTTCAGTAATCTCTCGACATACGCGCATGACTGCATCTCCAGTCACATATTCCATCATATAAGCATCAATACTTGTTTCTATGTTGAAATATTCCCCAGGGGCGGATATTCCTATGTAATTAAACGATACTCTAACTCTGCTGTGATCGAAAATTTGGCCTGGAAGTATGACGTCTCTTATTCGTACGTCTCCTCCGCGGAAATAATCAGATAGATACCCCTGTATATTTCCTAATAGTTCTTCGTTAGTCACCTCTTTAACCTACCGTATATTCTATTGATTCAATTCCTGCCTGTTTGATAGCCATCTCACATACGGAGCAGGGCTTAGCCAGTCTTAGTTCACCAGCGTTGCCAACCCTCACGACTACTATCTTGGCAGGTAGTCCATTCTTTACTTTCACTAAAGCAGCTATCTCAGCATGTAGCCAGTGACGATGACCGTTGCCAGTCTTCTTAGCGTATTCAGCTTGAAGAGGATGGGTCTTAACGTATGAGTTAGTTCCAGTGGCTAAAATTTTACCCTTGCGATCAAGGACTGCTGCTGCTATCCGATACCTACCAGTTTCAGGTTGAGCTGAGTCAAGGGCCAACCTTTTAAGTTTATCTATCAGTCTACTATTCATGGTTTACCCCTACTGTACGTCCCTCTTATACCAAGGAATCACAAGAAACTGGACACATGTCCAGAAATGTCCGTTTTCTATGAAACGTGAAAACATATATAAAACAATGAGTTATAGCATTGCTGTCCAGTTTGTCCAATTTCCAAATAAAAAACTGGACAGGCTCTAAGCCTTTGTTTATAAGGCTCACAGCGATTTTGTCCAGTTTTTTTCGTGTTTTTCCAAAAACCATACCTCACTTTCTATTAGAAATAAAAAACTTACCAAAAAGGAAAACACTCTCTTATATATAAATATATTTTTTTAAAAGTTCAAATATAAATATATATATAGTACCCCCATATTCCTGGACTGTTAGGGTGAACCCTATGTTTTTCCTTTTTTGTTTTTTATTTAGTCAAAAAGAAAGTGAGGTATGGTTTTTGGAAAAAAGGCAAAAAAACTGGACAATCTGGCTCTAAGCCTTATGCAGCAATGGTTTCAGCTGTCCAGTTTTTTTTAGAGAAATTGGACACACTGGACACACCCTCTGTAAGTCCTTGATTTAAAAGGAAAAGTAAAAAACGGACTTGTCCAGTTTTTTGGACATGTGTCCAGTTTTTTCTCCAGAAGCTAAAAAAAGCCGGATCGAAACCCGGCTCTTACTTACTACAACCTTACAACTTACAGGTTGCCAGCCACAAATTCCGAAATGAACCTCGGAGTTGCCGTATCGAAACCAACCACGTCCAGCATATTGCGGTCAGTCGGGTCAGCAATGCTGAAGTTGTTCACTGCCATACCAACAGTGATAAGCTTAGCTTCAGGCTTGTTCATACCTTGACGGTACTTGCGTGCTGCTTGGAACACGTGTTGGCCACCAGACCACGTTTCATTATCCGTGTAAACACAGACAGCATCCACGTCCCACTTGTTTTGAAGCGCATACTCGAACGGCAGTGCACAGTTCGTTCCACCGAAGTTATTGTCGCGGACCTTGCTGCAAGCTGTAGCCAAGGTATCGTTCTTCGTGATACCCAGATCCTTGAAGCCATTCCTACCGCTCGTGAAACCACGGATTTCGGTCCAAGGCTCAGTACGAGCTGTGACCATTGCCATGATTGCAGTGCCTTCAGCACAGCTCAACAGTGGCGCTCCGGGGATTGCACAGCTCATCGAACCAGATACGTCCAGAGCAAGAAGAATGTTCTTACCGGACGGTTCTACTGCTTCAAACGAAACATAGAACGCATCTTCCAGATCCGACACGATGTTGCGTGCAGGTGACCATACAAGCGAACCCTTATCCCCCTGACCCTTTGCGTAAACCTTTTGGGCTACGATAATGGACATAGGATGTAGGCGTTCACGACGAATTGCTTCTACGTCATGAAGCTTGACACTGACAATCTTGCTCGTTTCCGAGAAAGGCTTGATCAGACCAACTGCCGTGAGCTTGTTCAGGTTACGAACCAGCGCACCCAGACCCATGTGAGGCACGAGAGCTTCCCAAACCTTCGGGTCATTCTTTTGCTCATTCGGGATCATTTCGTGCGTGAGCTTGAAATCCTGGATCAGCTTGATCAACGTCTTCGTATCTGCAGTCTTGGCTTGCTCTGCAGCAATCAGAAGTTGAGGCACGAGGTCACCTTGCGTCAGCGACTCTGAACCCTTGTTGATGAACTTGTACAGGTTCTGACGAACCGGATCAGTACCAGGCTTAACGTGAGCCAGACGCATGATGTCCTTGTGGGACCAGCCGTCACGTTGCTTGTACTTCACGATCTGGAATGCCAGCTTATCGGTATCCTTCGAGGAATACCAGTTCTGAACTACGCTCTTAAGCGAACGGCCCCAACCTCGCATCCCATTTGAGAATGCAACGAAGTGCATGAAGTGCGTGCCAGTACGAGCCACGAGGTTCAACTTATCCTTTGCATACATCTTGGTTGCAACATCGCCGTGGGTGAAGACCAGAGCCATGACCAGAAGCGCATAGTCATTGTTCTTGGCACGACCGGCTTGGCTGATCTCAACCACACGGTCAACCACAACCTTGCCGTTAGCCTTGATCAGAGCCACGATCTCGTCAGTGTTCTGCTTCGTGAGATCCTTTTCGTTAGCATAGAACGTACCGCCGCTCGTGCCGATGATGAGGAATCGATCCAGCTTTTGAATGCCAGAGATCTCAAACACAAAGCCACCAGCGTTGTTCTTAACCTGTGCTACAGGTGCATTGCCAGCAGGCTTGTTCTGCGGTGTGGTACGTGCTGCTACTCGGGTATTCGTATTCTTTGCGAGGGTATTGAAAGACATTTGAGGCTCCTTTTGGATTGGGAACAAAGTTTTAAAACACTAAAAAAAGAAGGCCTGAATCCGGGTTGGAAACAGGCCTTCGTGTACTGCTAACTTACCACATGCGATGTTGGAGGTGAACTGGGATCCTGGTTACCCAGGGCCCTGGTGAAGCAGATCCTCCTTCATCATCTCCGCTCCAGTAGAGGCGAAGCCGACACTGGGCGGAAAGCTATAACTTAGAGTTACTCTAAGCCAGCAATCTAAACTGCTTTGATACGTAAGTCTAATGCGAGTACTGCGGTCATGACCTGACCTCATGGCTGGGATGTCTCCTGGCCAGATCTCCGAAGGGAGTGGAGTAGTACATGGTGTAGCGCAGCGGAACCTTGTAGTACGCAACGTACGTCGGAGAAAGATAAACCCACAGAGTTACTCTATGGTTACTTTCAAACTTCAAAGCAAAATACGAAAGGTCATGGGAAACAGAACAAAGGTATAACTAGATGTTTAGACTGGGAGTCGAACCCGTCTCTTTCGAGAGCCCCCTCTGGGCAGTCCTTCGATATAGGAGAAGATAATCTAATTAAAGCGGCTCTGTATTTAAAACTGAAACGGACAAAAGGCGTACTAGGAAATGTTACGTGCTCTATCCACTAAGCTATACAACCCTCAAGGCTGCAGTTGGATTCGAACCAACGTCCCGACTTCCCAAAAGTAGATAACCTAATACTAACGGTCCGTAAAATTGAAGTGAGCAAAAGAAATGAACTGGGGGAGTATCTTAAAAGGATAACCCAATTCTAAACGGCTCACAAACTGAAAAAACGAACAAGTGATTGACAAGGGAGATATGGGAGTTCATCCCACAATAGCTTTAGCTCAAGCAGAGTATAGCAGTATTAGACTCAGGCACTATTCTGTTTCCAGAAACTACGTAATGCTTTCGTTCTAACTAGTCGAAGTAGATAACCCTTAGTACGTTCGGTTCGTTTGAAACTTGAAACGGGCAAAGAAGTGAATATCGAGTTTGCCTGTAAGATAGATAATCGATATTCTAACGGCCCGTGAAAGAGGGATGGACAAGTAATCGAATGGAATCAGGAGTCGCCATCCTGCCAATTAGATGAACTCCGCAACAGAAGCGGAGTACAGGACTCGAACCTGTATTTGCGTCTTGGAGTTAGATAACCCATTCTATCGGTCCATAAACTTTAAATCAGGTACTGACTCTTTAGAATCAATACGAGGATTAAAGCGTGAGTGAGCAAAAGAGTAATGCCGGGGAGTAATCACCAATTGATAACCCAACATAAGAACGGCTCACTAAATCTATTATACCATTAACTTCTAAATTATTGAAAGCGAATATTGAACTGGAAGATTTTTGGCCGATAATCCAGTTCGGCGGCTCTCGTAGCTTGAACACATTCTGTGCAGAACCAACCTGGTTAATACTAATTAACCTAAGTTAGGATGAGACCCGTCGGTAACATCTAAGCTCAGAATTAGTTTTACCCAGCCCCAGCTGGGTAAAGATTTTGCTTTTGCTTTTGGCAAGAGCAACGTAGAGCACTGTTTCAGATACTCTCTGGCCTTGATTACCCTCCCTGGCTATCAACCTAGGCGGCAAATTTTAAACCAGTTTGATACTTCAAACTCTGTGCGACCCGAAGGCCGTGTTCATGATGAACTCATGCGGTATTGATGTCACGAGACCTGCAGCTCTTCAATATAGTTAAGTATAAGTTCGAGCTGGGATGTCGTACCCCAGAGCATCTCGGTCCCTGGGGTTCGCCGTAGGCGAAGACAACTTCGAAGAATGTTTCATTACTTCTAGTAACGTTGTCGTTACATTATACTTCATCATGCCCCAGAAGGGGTTAAGCAATTCTGCAGAGAACCCCGGGTTGCTTAGTCCAGGGAAGGAGAAACGCTCTACTCGCCACCACGCAAAGCTTAAGTCAACATTGAAAGTCTATCACGATTCGCATCGGTCAACCAACACCGAGGAAATTCTAGTTCTGTGATTTCGGGACTTTCTTTTGTCACCAGGTACTTACCCTGATTGTCTTCGATTAGAGCGAAGCCTTC